TTGATTCTACTTTTGATTTAATTGAAATATCTCCAAGGCTGACAGCAGACTTAAGCGATAGGGTAATGAAATACTCTGTAAACAAGAGTGCTTCCGATTTAGGAGTAAGTGGATTACCAGTTGGACAACTACTCGCTTCAACAGGATCTATTTCACTATTTGATTTTGATGATGCTTTTCATTCAGATAACACAAGAAGCATAATTAGCAGGTATGTTTCAAAAAATATTCAAATAAAACTATACGAAGTTATAACAGATACACAGGGTATTGAATACTACATGCCAATAAAAACTATGTACGCAGATGGGTTTCCAAAACTAAATAATCAATCAAAAGAAGTTTCAATAGAACTTAGAGATTTATATTTTTATTTTGAATCACAGACTGCACCACAAATGTTACTGACTAATGCCTCTGTAAGTTCTGCAGTTTCTATACTTCTAGATTCAATAGGATTTTCTAATTATGTTTTTAAAAGAGTAGAGGGAGAATCAGAAGTAATAATCCCATACTTTTTTATTCCTCCAGAAAAAAGTGTTGCAAAGGTTTTAGAGGATATTGCTATATCAACTCAGACTGCAATGTTTTTTGATGAGTACAATAACTTTGTTATGATGAGCAAAGATTATATAATGCCGTCATTAGATCAAAGACCAACAGATCTTACACTTTATGGAACTACAGACTTTAGTGATGATGGGGTATTAAAAAATAAAAAAACAAATAGCAAACTTTCTAATATTATAGAAATAACATCACAAGATAATGAAGTGTATAACGATGGGAAAATTGTATATACAACAAGATATATACAGAGATCTTTAGGAAGCATAAAGCAGGCAAGCCTTATAGATAATGAAAAAACTTGGATATATAAGCCAGTGCTTCTTTGGGAAGTTCAGGGAACTCAAAATACAAAATCTATCAATGGCGAAGTTGGAAACCAATCAACATATATGCTAAGTGCAATACCATTAAACTCAAACCTTTCTGCAAGTTTACCATCTGTAAAAAATAACAGGCTTGTAGATAACATAATGGACCTTGGAGAAGGAGTTTACTGGATAACCAGGTATAACGGATACTTCTACTCAAACGGAGAAATTATTAAGTATGATGCAGTTCAGTATAATATTTCTGGTACTGGAGATGTCTGGATCAATAATGTTCAAGAGTACGACAAGTATTTTTCATCTTTGCCGTTTAATGGCAAGATATATCCAACAGGACTAGTTAGAATTTATGCAGAGCCAAATTACGAAGAAATTTCTGGTGTATCTAAACTTAAGAATGGTCCAGTTTCAAAGCATGGAAGAGGTCAGTTCGGAACACCAGTTTCTGAGCATGGGGCAGGTTTAAACCCTTATTGGTCAAACAATTCTAATGTTCGTGGATGCACGATGCAGTCAAAGTACTTGTTTGATTTAAACCAAACAGCACCTGCAACTACTGTTGGACCAGCAGGAATAAATAACACTCTTGCACAAAAAACATCAAGAAATGGTATTATAAAAAACTTCTTAGCATCAAAGTATATCTCTGAGTCAGAAGTGAACGGAATGTTATCTACACAAGCAGGGACTGTACAGTCTTCGGCTTTAGTCATGAATGGTCCAGGGTTTACTACAACAGAATCACCAGTTGATTTTGTTTCCTACGTTTATAAAAAATTAGAAAACAAGTATAAGCATTTTGGGACTAGAATGAGAATTGTAGGCAAGGTTGAAAATGATGCAAATCGTGGACAAACTCCAGTAGGTGCATCAACATACTTTACTGTTCCAGGTACAACTCCAGAAAAAAGTATCAGTATCGTTGGAGGTTCTGGAGGGTTAGCAGTAATGATTAACCCAGAAAGTAATAACGGATACTACTTTGAAATTATTGCTTTGGGGGCCAACAACCTTAATGAGTCTGAGAAAAAAAATGTAAACAACGTAATGTTTTATAAGGTTAAGGCATCTGGAACTAATGCAATTCCTATCAAGTTATATGAAGGACTAACAAATATTGTTGTAGACGATGGAAGATTTACTGGTCAATACAGAATGTCAACAGAAGAAAACCCAACAGTATTTGACTTGTCCGTTGAGTACCAAGATATTGGAACAAGAAGAAGATTTTTTCTATATATAAATAACAACCTAATTGCAACTGTTGACGACGAAGAACCTTTGCCAGCGTACAACAATATGGCACTCTTTGTTCGTGGATCATCAAGGGTAATGTTTGAAAATATATATGCACTTGCAAATAATTACTCACAAAATACTGCATTTAAAATTAATGCTCCAATAGCATCAGCCTTTGGAGATTCTGAAATAAATGCAAATGATTCATTTATGAAGTATGCAATGAGCGGAGTAGTACAAGGAACTTATCTTGCAGGAATAAGTTCTGCTGAGCCACCTGCGTTTAGTATGTATTTTGAAGAATTTGGAACAATTATGAGAGAGGCTGCATCTTTTAACATTAAGTATGATAAGGCTTATCCAGCATTGTATGCAAAACTTTCTCCTACCTTTAACAGAATTAAAGGTTATGCAATTTCTGGATTTACTGCAGGATCTTACGGAGCAGAATTTTTAGTATTTAACTCAACAGACACAGCATTAAGTTTAGATGAGAGCAGTGGAAACTATTTAAGAATCCAGGGAATTACCTTTACTCAAGAATCAGACAATGACTTAACTGTTGATGAATATTTCTCAAAGAATAGTAATTTGGCAGATCCAGAAACTGTAGGATCATCTTTGGTTTCTTATCCATTCAAAGTTGCAAAAGATTATGAAGACATAAAGTTAAGTCGCATGTCTTACGGCAAAAAAGATTTTAGCATAGAGGTCCCATATATTCAGTCTCACGATGCAGCAGAGAACCTAATGTCTTGGGTTATTAAAAAAATAATGAAGCCAAGAAGATCTATGGGTGTTAAGATATTTGCAAACCCTATGATTCAACTTGGGGATATTGTTTCTGTAGATTATATTGATAATGGAATAGACATGGTTTCATCAATAGAAAAAAGATTTGTTGTGTATAATATAGAGTATACAAGAGAAAATAATGGCCCATCAATGACAGTATTTTTAAGTGAGGTAGTTTAATGACAACAGACTCAGTGGCAAACCAGTCAAAGCCAGATATAAAGTCATCATCTTCAGCAGCAATTAAGCCTGCAACACCAGAACTAATTGCTTTGAGCAATCCTCCAATGGACATAGACATAATGGCAGATATGATTTTTGAAAATATTGGGGGACAGGAATTAATAAATATATCAAGAAGCGACACGATTAATGGGCAGGATGTAATTTATAGCCCTATAAAAAACCTTAAAGACTTATATATTCAGTACAATCCCAACAACATAATCAAACTAGAAAGCACCGCAGACACATATTTTAAGAACTTTCCTATAAGGCTAGAATCAAAGTTGCCACCCTATGGAACAGGTCCAAGCGGAGAGATTGTTTATTTAGATCCAACCACAGGAGATCTTGTTATAAATATTTCCTCCCTTGACACTGATGAGCAAGTTGACGTTCAAATATTAAACAGTGGAGAGACACTTAATGGTACAATATATGGTGAGGTATAAAAAATGATAACTAATACAGGTAAGAATATTTTAGCCAAGTATCTTGTTGGGCAGGCTCCAGCATATGCATCATACATTGCTATTGGATGCGGAGCCAAGCCACTACCTTCGGATGGAGTCCTTGGAGATTATTCCGAAAAAAAGTCTTTAGACTTTGAAATGTTTCGTGTTCCAATAACATCTCGTGGGTATGTTACCGAGAATGGACAATCAAAAATTGTTTTTACAGCAGAACTTCCAACAGCAGAAAGATATGAAATAACTGAGGTTGGGGTTTGGTCTGCGGGATCAAATCCAACAGCAGGTTCTTATGACAGCAAGACTATCTATTCTTTTAGCGGATCAGAAAATTGGGAATATCACAACGATAGTGGGTCAGTAGCAATTCTGCCAATCTATGAACCTTTGGACTCAGGATCAAATCCTCCAAACAATATCATAAGCACAACAAGCCAAGTCTTTCAAACTAATGCAGACAATAGAATCTTTACAAACCAAGAAAGGTCTTCTCGTTATGAAAGATGCAGATTTTTAAATAACATCATGGTTATAAGAGGAGACATGACAAATCTTTCTGTCTCATCAGGAAGACTAGTTGTTCCCCCAAACTCAAAACACATTCACTTGACTGGACAACAAATTGATTTTAATAAAAATGCACCAACAGACGATCTAAGGTTAGCATTTTCTGTAATCAACAAAAATGGAGAGTCAACCGTTCATCCAGACGAAGTTAGAATGATGATTGAATTTGCAGAGTCAGATGTTCACGGTACTGGACAGTCGGCAAGGTTTGAAATAGTTTTAAAAGAATCAGACGCTGGAGTAGACTTTGCAACAAACAGATACTTCATATCAAAGAAAAAACTAGAAGAACTATACAAAACTACTGGATTTACTTGGAGCGTTGTAGATGTTGTAAAAGTTTATGCTTCAGTAATTAAGAATGGGACTGTTTCTAGTGACTACTATGTTTGTCTAGATGCTCTAAGGCTAGAGAACGTAACATCTTCCAATCCAGTTTATGGTTTATCTGGTTACTCTGTAATCAAAAATTTAAATGCAGATCCAATAATTAAAAATGCAAATACAACAAACCATATTGAGTTTAGGTTTGGGATGGATGTTCTTTAATGTCAAACCCAGTTGTAAAAAAGGTTATCATAAAAAAAGAAGATCTTCCAGCATTCAATGGAACACAACAAAACTATTTAGTTAGATATAGGGTAGTCTCAGAAGATAGAAACAGGACATCTCACTGGTCGCCTTACTACTCTTTGACAACTCCAATAGCATCGCAAGTTGCTTGCTCAGTAACTGTTTTATCAAATGTTATTAGTTTAGTTTGGCAGCATCCAGCATCGACAACATTTCAGCAGTACGATATATATATAAAAACAAATATAAAGGACTGGACATACCTTTCTAGTTCTTCTTCAACTCAATTCTCTACCCTTGTTCCAGCGGGAATATCTTCTTTTCAGGTTGCAGTGCAGGTACCAACCTACCCAAAGAGATATTTTACAAATGCTGCAATTTTTACATCAACACAGATAGCCGTTTAGTGGTATAATTAATATACTATGGCAAAAATACCTTTACCTGAGCGTGGACAACCACTAGATGTTACATATATTTCTCAGTTAGCCCAAGCAGTTAATGATCTGTCATCTGCTATCTCTCCAGCAACATACAAGTATACCTCTATCGATACACCAAATGCTGGAAGACAAAACATCAAGGGTAGTGAGGCTAGGGTTATTGGCGGATATGTACGTGTAGTTAATAGCGCAACAATAACTGCTGGAGAAGAAAAACCATTTACATATTCTTTCCCTGGTGAATTTAAATACACACCAATTGCAACAGCAACAGCAATTAACACTGGAAACACAGTTGCTGGTAAAAATGTCACAATTGTTTTAAAGAGTATAACAACATCTGGAGTTGAAGGAATTGTTAGATTCAATACATCTGGAGATGTATCTATTGACGTTAACCTAATTATCATTGGCGTACCTAATTAATGCTAAAGTGTAAAAGATGTAGTGGGAGAATGTTTCTTGATAGACAATATAGCACAGTTGGTCACCTTGAAACTTATTGCATTTCATGCGGATCAAGAAGTTTTTATAACCCACCAGAAAGTTCTGCGGAGGGGTCATGGCTGTTAAAAAAGGAAGTATCGAGAGCGAAGGCTACAATGTCCTCCCTGTAATTCCAGGGAATAAAAAGGTTTGGTTTTTAAATGGAGAACTTGTAAGAATCCATCACCTTAATAAATCTAATGGAATAATGTCTGTTTATAATATTACAAAAGACCAGATCGAAAGTTGTTTAATTTCTGATTTTAAAAAGAAGCGTGAAAGAGCGTACACCGTTAGAGAGACTGCTGATTTAGTTAATCGTCATAAAAAATATATGCCATCATTAATGAAACGAGGAGTCATTCCATTTCCAACGGGATCTCAAAAAGGTGGAGCAAGAGGATTTCAAGTAAGATCATATTACTCAGAATCTCAGGTTAGAGAGATTCGTGATATACTTGCTACATACCATATTGGTAGACCAAGAAAAGATAATTTAATAACAAACGACATCACCCCAAGCAAGCAAGAGTTGACACGAAGAATGGGCGATGGTATACTTACATATACGAGAACTGAAGATGGACGATTCATTCCTATCTGGTCTGAATCTATTTAACGAAGGGTATGAAATGGAAAACGAAGACACAAAGGTATCCGTTACACTTGGATACACACTTAACCTTGGAAACTTTCAATCACTAAGACTTGATCTTGGCGTTGTTGATTCACGTCATAGCGGAGAAAATATCAATCAAGCCTTTGAAAGAGTTTACAAGTTTGTAGAAGACAAGTTAACTGAAAAGATTAACGAAGCAAAGTCTGAAATCAACGAGTAATGGCAGAACGCAAAGACCGTATGGCTTTGCTTTCAAGATACAGTAAGTATCATACCGCAAGGTACGAATCAAAGCCATCTCTGAATCTAAACGTAGAGCAGTGGGCCTCTGATGGCCTTATAGAGTCATACGGACTCTCTGGTTGCTACGATATACTTGAGTATTACTTTAAGGTTTCAGAGAACCCGTCGTGGAACTACTTTGCATATAATGCAGAGAAAATATTACAGGCACAAAAAGATAAAAAGAGAGACGACGAAGAGAGAGCAGAGCGTAGAAGAATGGCAAAGGAGTGGCTAAGTGAATAATACAGAGTCCAAATTAATTACTGCAGTTCTTCAGGATAAACAGATCCATGTTCTTTTGCAGGCAAACGTAGACAATCTTCTAAGAACCCATGGAGATATCTGGAACTTTATTAGACTATACTTTGAGAACAATAAGTCTCTTCCACCTGCAGAACTTGTTACAGAAAAGTTTAGAGACTTCTCACCAATTTCAAATGTTGGTGCAACAAAGCACCACCTTGAAGAGTTGCAAGGTGAATACTTAAACGATAGTCTAAAAGATATCTTAAGATCTGCTGCAACTAATGTTCAAAACAACCAAGGCAATGCTGCACTAAATGATTTAATTACACAGACATCAGAGTTAAAGAAAAACACTTCTGCTATTCGTGATATTGATGTTACTGATCTTGAATCAGCAATTGCATATTTTGAGAATTTAAAAATACAACAAGCAGCAGGTCACGTTGGAATTAAGACTAACCTGCCAGGGTTTGACAACTATCTTCCATCTGGAATTATGCCAGGGCAGTTAGGAGTCTTTCTAGCATACCCAGGTATAGGAAAGTCATGGATGGCTTTATACTTCGCTGTACAAGCCTGGAAGCAGGGCAGAACACCCCTTGTAATCTCCCTTGAGATGTCAGAAACAGAAGTTCGTAATCGTGTATTTACTATTATGGGTGAAGGTCTTTGGTCCCACAGAAAATTAAGTAATGGAGATGTTGAATTAGATACACTTAAGGCTTGGCATGCTAAGCATCTACAGGGCAAGCCAGAGTTCCATATTATTTCTAATGATCAAGGCGGAGAGATTAATCCATCAGTTCTTCGTGGAAAGATTGACCAGTACAAGCCAGACTTTGTGATCGTTGACTACCTTCAGTTGATGGCTCCTAATCAGAAGTCAGATAACGAAACGGTACGAATGAAGAACCTTTCACGAGAACTTAAACTAATGGCTATTGGTGAAGAGGTTCCTATTATTGCTATTTCCTCTGCCACCCCAGACGATGTAAATGATCTTAGTGGTGTTCCTACTTTGGGACAAACTGCGTGGTCAAGACAGATTGCCTACGATGCTGACTGGGTTATTGCTTTGGGACGTGCATCCAACAGCGATATTATTGAGTGCGCCTTTAGAAAGAATCGTAATGGATTTATGGGAGATTTCCTTGTGCAGGTTGATTTTGACAAGGGATATTACAGGTATAAAGATTATGAAGATAAGTAGGTATAATATGTTACATGGCGAACTATCATCACAAGCCTATCAAGAAGTTCAATTTGAGTGGAGTCATTCATGATGAATCAGCACTTGGCAGACTTAAAGAAGAATATATCAGGCTCTTGGAGTCAGAGATGCGCCTGTCTGGATATGTGCCAAGACTTGACATAATACCAGATTTTACAATAGACTATAACTATAAGAAAAAATATTTTGAGTTTGAATTGACGGTACACGGAACATATACGGGGAGAAAACAGAGCGAATGGATAGCAGGAATAGACGGAAACACAGTAATCTATACACAAAAGAACAAATCAAAAGAGTTCTCACAGGAACAGGTGTAACGATTGAGTCTGAGGTTGACTCAGACTATATTATTTTTTGCCCATATCACAATAACAACAGAACCCCAGCAGGAGAAATAGACAAGAACAATGGAACCTTCTTTTGCTTCGCATGCCATCACGTAACTGGATTTATAGAATTTGTTATGCATATGTCTAACAGGACATACTTTGAGGCTGCAAGATTTATAAAGAGTAAAGAAACAGAAACAAGCATTGAAACAGATATTGACAAGGCGCTATACAAAAAGCCAGAGTTTGTAATGTTTGATGAGTTAGTTCTTAAGCGTTTACATAACAATTTAATCTCTTCAGATAGAGCAAAAGATTATTTTACTTATAGAAAAATAACAAAAGACTCTGCTTTCAAGTTTTCTTTAGGATATTCAGATAAGCAGGATATGGTGACAGTTCCAGTTCATAGTCCAGATGGTTTACCAATTGGGTTTGTTGGTAGATCAATTGAGGGCAAAGAGTTTAAAAATACTCCAGGGCTTCCAAAATCTAAAACATTGTTTAATCTACATAGAGTAAAAAGTTCTGGAACAGTATACGTTGTAGAGTCATCATTTGATGCCATCAGGCTTGATCAGGTAGGACTTCCTGCTGTCGCCACGCTTGGATCAAATGTTTCTAATATACAAATAGATTTGCTTCAAAAGTACTTCAATGATATAATTGTTATTGCGGATAATGATGAAGCAGGTGGAAACATGAAAACTAAGATAGTTGAAAAACTTGGTTCTCGTGTATCCGTAATACAATTAAATAAAGAATACAAAGATATAGGCGACATGGACGATAAGTCAATTCAAGAACTGGACTTCCAGTTTGACAAATCAATACTGTCTATGCTAAACTAACATAACACAGAAAAGAGAAAACACATGGCAATACTAAGAGGAATCAAAGAGATGGGCCCAGTACTAGATGGCCCAAAGGGTGGCGATGGACCAAAGGTTAAGTGGCTAAAACTTGCAGATGGACAATCTGTAAAGATTAGATTTTTAGAAGAACTTGACGAAGACTCAGCAAACTACAGTGCAGAGCGTGGTCTAGCAATCGTTGTATCAGAACATACAAATCCAAAGGACTACAAGCGCAAGGCTGTAGATACAATGGATACAGAAGGCCGTGACTGGGCAGAAGAAATGCACCGCAAGGATCCAAAGGCTGGCTGGAGAGCACGTCTTCGTTTCTATTGCAACGTTCTTGTAGACGACGGCATTGAAGCACCATATGTTGCAATCTGGTCAATGGGTATCAGTAAGCAATCATCATTCAATACAATTCGTGAGTATGCACTTGAAACAGGAAGCATCTCAAACGTACAGTGGAAGTTAAAGCGTAATGGTCAGGGAACTGAAACCAACTACACGTTGATTCCATCTGCACCAGACAAGGAACCATTTAACTGGGGAGATATTAAGCCTTACCCACTAGAGTCTGCACTACGCAAGGTTCCATACGCAGAACAAGAAGCGTTCTATTTGGGCTTTGATGGCCCATCTGCCACTTCAGCAACAAACGCTGATTGGTAATATGAACTACGTAGGCTTACATGTCCACACCCATTTTAGTTTATTTGATGGGATTGCTACTCCAGAAGAATACGTTGACCGTGCAGTTGAGTTAGGGATGCCTGCAATAGCCATCACTGACCACGGTACTTTATCTGGGCATAGGGAACTGCACCGTATTGCAAAAGCAAAGGGCATTAAGCCAATTCTAGGTCTAGAAGGATACATGTGTGCAGACATATCTGACACACGAGATAAGTCTGAAAGAGAAGGTCAACAAGATCTTGTCTACAACCACATTATCCTTCTAGCCAAGAATCAAATTGGTTTAGAAAACCTTAACAAGATTAGTGAACTATCTTGGACAGATGGTTTCTTCAAGAAGCCACGCTTTGACTTTACCATTCTGGAAAAGTACAAAGAGGGAATTATTGTTACTTCTGCTTGTCCAAGTAGTGTGCTTGTAAAGGCGTTAGAAGAAGAAGAGTTTGCTCTTGCTAAGAAATATATTTCTTGGTTCAAGGAACGCTTTGAAGATGATTATTATATTGAAGTAATGCCTCACAATGAAGCGCATATAAATAAATACCTTATTGAACTTGCAGATGAGTTTGGCATCAAGGTTGTTGTTACCCCAGACTGCCACCATGTTGACTCATCACAAAAAGAAATTCAGGAGTTTAAACTTCTTATGAATACGCATGGCAAGTTTGTAAAAGATGCAACATATGAAAAGTCAAAGAAAAAGGGCAGCATGATGGAGCGCCTTGATTACTTATATGGTGAAGATCGTCAGATGTCATTTAATAAGTTTGATATCCACCTGCTCTCATACGAAGAGATTAAAGCAGCGATGGAATCGCAGGGTATTGATAGACCAGACATATACTCAAACACACTTCTATTAGCAGATACAGTAGGAGACTATGGAATTCAAGAAGGACTAAACCTTCTTCCAGTACAGTACAAGAGTCCTGATAAGGAACTTGCAAAGGTTGCATTAGAAGGTTTGGCTGAGCGTGGTTTGTCAGAAAACCAAGAGTACCTTGACAGACTTGAAGAAGAGTTGCAGATTATTAAAGATAAGAAGTTTGCTCCATACTTCCTTGTTGTAAGCAATATGATTAACTGGGCCAAGAAAGAAGAAATTATGGTCGGCCCTGGTCGTGGATCTTCTGCTGGTTCTCTTGTTTGTTACGCACTAAAGATTACAGACATTGATCCTATTGAACACAACCTTTTGTTCTTCCGTTTTATTAACCCAGAGCGTAATGATTTTCCTGATATTGATACAGATATTCAAGATACTCGTCGTGAAGAAGTTAAAGACTATCTAGTTAGACAGTATCGACATGTTGCATCTATCGCTACCTTCCTTCAGTTTACTGGAAAGGGAATTGTTAGAGATGTTTCAAGAGTATTAAATATTCCTTTGTCAGATGTAAACAAGGTTTTAAAGACAGTAGATACATGGGATGACTTCTGTACATCTAAATCAACATATGAGTTCCGTGAAAAATATCCAGAGGTGGAGATTTACGGAGAGCAACTACGTGGTCGCATTCGTGGTACAGGAATCCACGCTGCAGGCGTTGTAACCGCAAAGGAACCAATCTTTAGATATGCACCACTTGAAACAAGATCGTCTACTGGGTCAGATGAAAGAATTCCAGTCGTAGGTGTTGATATGGAAGAGGCTGAAAGAATTGGTTTAATTAAGATTGATGCTTTGGGTCTTAAGACCTTGTCTGTTCTTAAGAACACAATTGACATTATTAAAGAGCGAGATGGAAAAAAGATCGACCTTCTTAAAATTAAAATGGATGATGCAAATGTTTATCAGATGTTATCAGATGGGTATACAAAGGGTGTCTTCCAGTGCGAAGCAGCACCATACACAAACCTTCTTGTTAAGATGGGTGTCAAGAATTTAAATGAACTTGCAGCATCAAATGCTCTTGTTCGCCCAGGTGCAATGAATACTATCGGAAAGGACTATGTTGATCGTAAGCATGGTCGTCAAAATATTTCTTATACACACCAGGTACTAAAACAATTTACGGAGGACACTTATGGCTGTATTCTTTACCAGGAACAGGTTATGCAAGCATGCGTACACCTTGGCGGTATGTCCATGTCGGAAGCAGATAAAGTTAGAAAGATCATTGGAAAGAAAAAGGATGCTAAAGAATTTGATCAGTTTAAAGAGAAGTTCGTAGAAGGTGCATCAAAGTTTATTGCTCCTAACGCTGCTCGTGATCTATGGCATGACTTTGAGGCTCACGCAGGGTACTCATTTAACAAGTCTCACGCAGTAGCGTACTCAACTCTATCCTATTGGACAGCATGGCTAAAATATTATTACCCACTTGAGTTTATGTACTCAGTGCTAAAGAACGAAAAGGACAAAGATGCGAGAACTGAATATCTTATTGAAGCAAAAAGAATGGGCATTAGCATTAAGTTACCTCACATTAACGATTCGGATATCGATTTTAAAATTGAGGGTAAAGGTATTAGGTTTG